GAACGCACCGGGTTCCTATACAGCAACTACAGTTTCAAATTCTGTATCAGATGCAAACGCACAATTAGGAAGTTTATCACAAGGAGCTTTAACAGCACCTCAAGGAACTGTAAGTCAACAGGCATTAGCTAGTGCCGCACAAGGAACATCAGCACAGGCTACAACTCCAACAAGAGTTTTATCTGCATCAGAACAAGTTAGTGCGGCAAAATTATCAGATGTAGGAGGTTATCAAGGTGCTACTGCACAAACAATGGATACTCCTCAAGAGGCAACTGTACAATATCAATTAAAACAATTAATGTCTCAATTTGATAATGGTGCAATACCTGCTTTTGCATCGGGTGCAATACAACACGCTAATGCGACAATGTTAGCAAGAGGTTTAGGTGCATCTAGTATGGCAGGACAAGCCATACTCCATGCGGCAATGGAAACAGCAACAGCAGTGGCTGTACAAGATGCAAAAACTATTTCCCAATTTAATCTACAAAATTTATCTAACAAACAACAAACAGCATTAATGAATGCACAATTACGTGCAACATTAACTGGTCAAGAATTAACAAATGAACAACAAACTCGTGTATTAAATGCGGCTAAAGTTTCTGAAGTTAATAATTTAAATTTTACTGCTGAACAAACAGTAGCATTAGAAAATGCAAAACTAATGCAAGGAATGAAACTTGCTAATTTAAATTCGTCACAACAAGCGGCCTTACAAAATGCGGCAACACTTGCATCAATGGATACAAAAAATTTAGATGCAAGATTAACTGCGGCTGTACAAAACGCTAAAGATTTTTTATCAATTGATATGGCTAATTTAAATAACAAACAACAAACCGAAGTTATTAACAAACAAGCAAAGAATCAAGCATTACTAACAGATGTAGCGTCACAAAATGCATCTAAACAATTTAATGCTACAAGTCAAAATCAAGTAGACCAATATTATAAAACATTAGCATCACAAATTGATATAGCAAATAAAAATAGAACATCGGCAATGCAACAATTTAATGTTGACCAAGCAAATGCATTAGCTAAATTTGCAAAACAAGTAGAAGATAGTAGGGATAAATTTAATGCTGAAATGGCGGCACAGATTGACCAATCAAATGTAACATGGAGACGTGCTATTAATACTACAAATACAGCAGAACAAAATAGAATTAATCAACAAAATGCACAAGCATTATTAGATTTAAGTGTAACTGCACAAAACAGATTGTGGAATAGATATAGAGATGAAGCAGAATGGTTTGTAAATATAACAGAAGCTCGTGAGGCAAGAGCACATCAAGCCGCACTAACAGCACAACAAAATAATTTTAGCATGGATATGTATAATGATAAAGCTAAAGATTCTTTTTGGATGACAATTGGTGGTGCAATATTTGATGTTATTAATGAATAGGAAAGGGTAATATGTCAAAGTTAACAGATTTTTTAGATGGGGATATTTTTGATACAATAATTAAAATTGGTTCAAAAGCATTCGGTAGTGGTGGTGGTGGTAGTGATGAACCATCAAAAGGTTTTGCTACTAGACATTCTGCACAGACAAGTTTTCCTATGCCTGATGCACCGAGAGGAACTTATGGATATATAACGGGAACACCTTATCAATTAAACGCATCAAGACAAGCAATGACACAATTAGAAAGATTAATGGAAGTTAGAAATATGTCTATGCAAACAGGTGTAGATGCATTAGCAAATAAATTTGTGAGAGAAGCAATTAATTCTACTAATACAGTTAGTGGTAAAAAATTATTTGGAACTTCTGTAACAGGAGGAACTGGTTCACCAAATATTACATTAGGGAGTACAAAAATATAATGGCCTTAAACGTAAATAATGTAAACTACGACCCATTCGACCAACCAATTCCGGGTGAAGGAATGACAGCCGAGCCGGGTTCTAGAGTATGGGAAAAACCTTCGCAATTTTCTAAACCAGAAGAAGCGGCAGGGTATGTAATTGATAAAATTGAAAACAATGAAAAAGCAAAAGATGGTATGTTAAATATTATGGCGGCAGGTAGTCCTATTGAAACAATAGTTAACACAATGTCTTTTGTAGGTTTTACAGAAGGTAAATGGACACCAGATACAGCAGAATTAATTAAAATTCCTTTAGCTGTATATTTAGTAGGATTAGCTGTAGAAAATAATATTGATGCTACAATGTATAATGTTGCAAAAGAAGACCAAGAAACAATGAATGAATCAGACTTATATAAAATGATGGCTTCTAACAAGCCACAAGAATTTAATGACTTAAAGAAAAATCTTGAAGAACAATCTATGATGTCTATGGATGAAGAAGATATAGACGCACCTAGTCCAGAAATTGAAAATGTAATGCAGAATCTACCACAGGATGAAGGTGGGTTTATGCCAAGAAGAGGAGCAATATAATGAAGTGGTATATGGCGGCACTCCAAGGTGGAGCACAAAGATATATGGATGTTAATGCTCAAGAACGTGCTTATGCGGCAGAACAAGCATTAAGAGATTTAGAAATAGCAAAAAATTCAGAAGCCGCAAACAAAAAAAATAGTTTAAAACTTGGTAGTTTAACATTTAATTGGAGAGACCCTAGTGATATTTCTGGTGGTGACTGGCAAGAAAAAAAGGCAAGGCTTGACGATTATAAAGGATTTTTAAAAGAAAATTTTTATACTAACAATAAATTTGATGAAACAAAATGGAATGCATTTAAAGCAGAAGATGGCGGAGTAGGTGCAGATGCTGTAATAGATGAATGGAAAAGTGGTTTAGAAGCATGGCTATATCCAAATCCATCTGTAGTAGAAGGGGTAGGCACACAAACTTTTAATACATATGATTATGAATGGGCAAAAGATTGGTCTGAATTATATGATGCCGCAACTGCTATTGATAAACCAAGAGATACAGGTTCTTATACTGGAGTTACACAGTATGAAAAGAATGGTGAAATAATTAATGTTGAAGAATTATTTGATGTTGTAGATAATTTAGAAAAAACAACAGCACCAGAAGACGCAGTGGTTAGACCAGACCATGCAATTCATTTTAATGTAGAAAATGAAAAAAGTATGTTAAATATAATGAAATCAGTATTTCGTAATCAGCAATACAGTGGTCAAAAATTTACAAATGATGCAGAGTATTATAGATTTATGAAAGAAAATCCTCATCATCTTTTTATTGGTAATGCTTTATGGAATCATCATAACCAAAGAGAAGGATGGGATAAGAATAGAACTTATGAAGAGATTGCACAAATAGCAATATACTATAATAGAACACATGATGAAGTATTAGATTCTATGAATTTAATGACACCTAAATTTAAAGTTGGTGGTCATGGTACATCACAGCGAACTGTAACTGAAAATAGAAAAGTAAGTAATTCTGAAGTAGCAAAAGCAAATGCGGCTGTAGAAGCAAATGATAGAGCTATGTTTCTTGCTAATAAATTACAAGATTATTATCGTAACACAAATTTTAGTGGTGGTGCGGCATTAAGTATATTTAATGCTATGGAAGGAATTTTTGGAGAGACAGGACAGATAAATCAAATAGGAAGTTTACTTAAAACATATGATGAATTAGCAGATGACAAAATTGGCGGTATAGAAAAAGGCGATGGTATTTTTAAAAATAAATTATTAGATTTACAACAAGAATATCAAAATGCTTCTGCTAATGGAACTAGAGTTAGTGATGCGGCCGCAATTCGTTATTTAGAAATAACACTAGCATTTAATTTAGCTTTGGCTGAACAAGGTGGTGGTGGTGGTCGTGCTATATCTGACCAAGACTTTGAATATGCATTACAAAGAGTAGGTAAAGGTAAATGGACAAGTGTTGAACAATCTATAGCTAAACTTGATGTATTAAAACAAATAGCAACAAAAGATTTTATTGCGGCTAAAATAAAATCATCAGAAAAATATTCCCAAACACATAGTGCTTTGGCTGAACATTGGATGAAATACAAAGAATCTTTTGAAACAGTGAAACAATCATACATTACACAATTAAAAGGTAATTATGTTTTTGGTGAAATTAGAGAAACAGATGGAAGTATAAAAGATAGTTATTTTGTAGATACAGAAGATGGAATTAAACAAGTTCCATATATATACAATGGTAGGTTATCGGCTCTAATGGCATATGATTATGGTAAAAGACCAGATGTAGATATTAGAGATTCTATTGCTCAAGGTCTGTGGTCAAATATGACTGATGCAGAAAAAATATTAATTAGACCTAATGAAGCGGCTTTAGAAAATATGGATAATTTAATGCTTGGAAGTGGTTATGATTCTAAACAAGATACATTAAATGAAATAGCTGAAAAAGCTCAAGAAGAAAACAATCAAATAGAATTTGCAAAGGATATATACGCTGACCCTGCATGGTGGGGTAATGCAGATACATGGCCACAAAAAATAGAAAGTATAAAAAATGAAAAAGTTTTAACACAGCGTGACTTTTTACAACAATTTGATAATTTATTACAAGGAGATTTAAATACAGTTATGGGTAATGCACCTGCAATTAAAGAAATAATGTTTAAATGGAAAGAAAGCCAGAAAAAAGAGGATAATAAAAAAGATGTTAATGATGCGTACATGGGAATACTTGGAAACTTAAGAAGTCCTATGTTTTCACAGCAATATAATATGATAAAAGAAAATTATGCACAAATAATTAACTTAATACAGAGCATTGGATATATGGATGATGCACTAATTAGAGAAGGGCCGAGGCAAAATCAATGACAGAATTAAATAATAACAACCAACCTTTTGATGACGAACAAGCAAATCGTATTAGATTATATTATAAAATGTGGGAATCTGACCCAGATGAATTTATAAGTAAACATGGTGCTGATGGTGTAAATCAATTGTCTGAATTAATGAGACGTTTAAATGCACAAAATCAAGATAAAGCTAGTTCTTCAGAAGATATAGCAACACAACATATGGCTAATGCTCTTGAAGAAAGTATGGATAACCCACAAAAAGAAACAGATGAGTTAAAAGAAACAAATCCATTTAAACAAACATACAAAGGAGGAGCACAAGGTTTTGCTTTGTTATGGAATGGTATTGTAGACATGGGGAGAGGTGCAATTGACCCAGAAAATCATGCAAAATATTTAGATTTATTAGTTAACAATAGGCTTGTTACAAGTAATCCACAAAGAAGAAAAGCTATTGAAAAAATGTTTGAAGGGTGGAAAGAGGATGCTGTTGCAGGTAGAAAAGGATTTAAATCTGCGTGGATGCGTTCCGTATTACAAGATGATGAAATAAAAAATTATGGAAGATTTTTAACAGGTGCTGAAAGAGATTTTGCAGAAGGTTTAGAGCCGGGAGGTTCATGGTTAAAGTTTGATGAGATTCCTTATGCAAATGAAGACTTAGGAGTCATAGGTGCGGCCGCATCTATTGCTGTACAAGAAGCAGTTACTATGGGGCCATTGGCTGTATTAAAATTAAGACGAGCAAGTAAAGTAGCAGAATATTTTGCTACAAAAGCTAAAGGCAGTATAAAAAAAGGAACAGTTATAACTGAAGGTAACAAAAGAAAGTATCGTTCTGCTAGAGTAAGAAGTGAATTAGAAGGTGCAGATTACGAAGAGTACTTGCGAATGTTAAAAGAAATGCCAGAACGTGAGGCAAAAAGAAAAAGAAGACTAATGGATATTTACCAAACAGAAGGTAAATTTATAAGAAGAGCACCATACATGGGTGGTGGCGGAGCATATGTAGAAGCAGAAATAGCGGCATCTGCTATGGTTGTCACAGGTGGTGTAATGGTGCAAAATATGTTTGGTAAAGAATACTCTATTATAGGAGAAGTTGGTGGCGGTATTATGGGGCCATCCCTAGTAAGTAAAGCGGCTACACAAGGAGCAGATTGGTTTACTTATTTAATGTATAGATTACCGGGTGACACTAGAGCAAAAGATGAAAAAGTTTTAAGGTCAATGGGATATACATCAAGAGATATTGCAGAAATGCCACCAGAAAGAAAAAGGAAAATAGTTCAACAAGCAACTTCCGCACCAATGTTTAGTGGAATATTAGGTTTTGGTGATTTACGAGGCAGAGATAGAAGACAACTAGATGCTTATCGTACAATGGAAAAAGATTTTAGTTCTATGCCAGATGATATTAAAGATAAAGTATTAGAACGAGCAGATGCAATGAGAAGAGTGCTTTCAAAATTTGATGATGGAACTGGTAGAATATATACAACAATAGATAGAGCTATGGACATGGCATGGTTGGCAAGTATTAGACAAATGGCTCGTGAAAAAATGCGTTTAGGTAATACAGTTACAGCTAAATTTGACGTTACAGATAAATTATTAGCTGAAAAAGAATTAGAAAATGCAAGAGCATTAAATGAATTACTTAAAGGATTAGGCGATAAAAAATTTGGTAAGTCAGCTAACTATGAAGTATTTTTAGATGGTCTAAGACATCAATTAAAAATGCATTTAAATAGATTGTCTAAAGATAGAAGTGAAATTTCTAATCAAGCTAATCTCATAATGAAAGAGATAGCAGAAATGAACAATCCAAAACTAAATCAAATATTTGATTACACTGATGAATCAGGTTATGCATATGATTTTGCTACAGGCACTGTAAATAGAGATTCATTTAGAAGTATTAAAACAACAGTTGATGAACAAGGAAATGTAGTAGAAGAACTAGATGACTTAGGTTTACCTGTACGTAATGAACTTGATGAAGGAAGTCAATTTAATGCGACAACTGCAAAAGACCAAGCGGCTAAATTAGCTGATGAATCAAAAAGAGATGAAATATTAAATCAAGAAGGTGTTGAATTTGTTGATGTAGAATTACCAGATGGTACTATTAAAAAAATACTTAGACCAAAAACAAAGTTAACACAAACTGAAATAAATGAAAATGCAAAACAAGCTAAACAATTTATGGATAACTTAAAGAAAACAGCAGACCAAGAAACTAGAACTGCATATGAAGGTATAAAAGGTTTTGATGTTTCTCCTGCTAGAAGTGATTTTGTAAATCAATCAGCAATATCAAATCAACAAGTCGATGATTTAATTGTTACTATGGGTACAAGAATAGGTAATGCTCTTGATGAAATACCAAAAGATGTACGACCTGTAATTAATATAAGAGGTATGGGTGATGTAACTATTGGTGGATTCTTTGCAAAGAAAAGAATAGATGCATTACAAAAATTACGCAGAGCATTAGGTGACGATAAAGAATTTATTGGTGAAATGGAAAAACTATTAGATGGAACACCTATAAGTATTTCACCAGAAGATTTTAGAAAAGTAGAAGTTGACCCAATTACAGGTAAGCAAACAATGACTGATGAAATAGATAGTGATATTGTAAATCAATTAGTTGAACACGTTGGAAACCAATTGGATGTAAAATTATTAAAAGAAGGAGTATCAGAAATAAAATTAGATATTCCACTATCACAATTAGCAAAAATTAGAACTTCACTATATCAAAATGCTACAAAACAAATAACTACAGATGGTAGTAGAGTTAGTGGATTTTATAACTTTAAATTAGGAAGAATATTATCAGATGCATTTGATGATATTGATTCATTTAAAGGAGCTAACCAAGTTTGGAAAGATAAAGTTGGTAGACCATACAGAGAAGGTATTGGTAGAACTCTTGTAGAAAATCAAAGTATTAGTGGTGATATGCTTTTCCAACAATTTATTAAACCAAGAGGTGGTGCATATACTTCTGCAAAAGAAGACTTTATGTCAATGTTTGGCAATGCTGATGGTACAATCAATCCATTAGCACGAGAATGGTTAACAACTGCTGTAAAACAAATGGCAGATGAGGGTAAATCTATACCAGAGCCATTCTTTAGAGCATTTGGAGATGTATTAGATATACCTTATAAATCAGATGATGTTGTAGCGGCAGGAAAAGAAGCATTTAAAACTACAGCTAGAAGAGAATCAGATGTGACATCTCAATTAGATAGTATAACTAAAAATGCTGAAGTTAAAGTTAGAGAAAATGAAAAAACATTCCAAGAATTTGCAGGACTAAATCCAGAATTTAATCCATTTGGAATACCTACAACTGAACTAGAAAAAATATTTGGTAATGTAGCATTAGAACCATCTTCTCTTAGAAAAGCAATTATTAGAGATACATATGAAGGTGGTGAACCTGCTAGAGTTAGAGCTTTAGCAAAATATATTAATAGTATTCCAGATGCGGCTAAAAGAAAAACAGCACAGGCAACATTACAAAAAACATTATGGGATGGTGCTATTGAAGAAGCATATAGAAGACGAAGCACAAATGGTATAGGTTATCAACAAGAAGCAGTTAAGTTTGCTGATGATGGTACTCCTATAGGTGTAGAAGCAGGAAGATTATATGAAAACTGGGAAGTAGATTCTAGTGCAATGCAAATTTATTTAGAAAGAAATAGTAAAGCATTAACTGAAATAATGTCGCCAGAAGATTATAAAGACTTACAAGATTTAGCAGGTCTAACTACACTTGTTGCAGGTGATATGGGTAAACAAGCTGTAGAAAATTTCCCAACAGGATTAAAATTACCATCTATAATGTCTAGGGTATATGGTGTAGCAAGAAGTGTCATATCTCCAAGATACGTTATAACAGAATTATTAATTCAAGACGCTAGATTTAGAAGAGGTAAGATGATTCAAGATATGGCAACTGACCCAGATTCTTTTGCATTATTAACTGATGTTCTATTAAAAGAAGGGTTTACAAAACCTAGAATAAGACAAGAGTTTGCACAAAAATGGTGGGGAAGTATGGTTCGTTATGCTAGAAGTGCATCCCAAGAAGAAATACGATTAGAAAGTGAAAGAGCTTGGGAAAACGCAGGTAACTAATGGCTGAGTGGGAAAAGGAAATAGCTGAACTTAAAACAGATGTTAGATACATAAGAGAAGATTTAAATATTATGCAAAAACAAATTAGAGACTTAAACAAAACATCCAACATGGGAGTTGGGGGAATAAAAGTATTTTTAGCAATAGGCGGAGTGCTTACTGCTATATGGGCTTTTATGAAAATAACTAACTAGGAGGAAACATGGAAAAACTAAAAACAATGTGGAATGATTTAAGCAAGAAAGGTAAGATTGCCTTAGTTGCTGTTGTAATTATTGCTGTTATAGTTCTGTACAATGCCGTTCTATAAATTTAAAAATAAAAAGACAGGTCGTACTTTTGAAAAACTATTAACGTTTGAAGAACATGACAGGTATCTAGAAAATAAAAATTTAGTACAGATACCTGTTCCTTTTAAAGTAGCTAATTTAATAAGTAACAGCGAAAATAAAATGAGAGAACAAATATGGGATATGGCTCAAGCAGGAAAGAAACAATCAAATTGGAAAGATAACAGAGGATAATATGTTTGGATTACCAGTAGAAATGGTTACAATGTTAGGTTCAAGTTTACTAGGTGGTTTTATGACCATTTGGGGCCAAAGCATAAAAGCAAAACAAGACGAGCAAAAATTATTAATAGCTAGAGCCGATGCTCAAATGGCTCATATTGAAAAAGCTCGTACTTATGAGAACAAAGGTTTTCAATGGACTAGAAGAATAATAGCATTAACTGCTATATTCTTTATTATAGTATGGCCTAAAATTGTACCTGTATTTTTTGATACTAGTGTATTTTTAACATGGACAGAATTTTCAAGAGGTTTCTTATTTTTAATAGAACAAAAAGAATTATTAGTAGATAGAGAATATGCAGGTGTTGTAATTACACCAATGGATACTCACTTAATGTCAGCTATAGTTGGATTGTATTTTGGCGGAAGCCTAGTTAAAAAATAATGAAAGTATCTGATAACACAGCGATTAGTATGCCTATGAGAAATCTTCTCAGCATACTTGCGGCTGTAGGAATTGGTGTGTATAGTTATTTTGGGATTATTGAACGCCTAAATAACATCGAGACAAATGGTAAATTAATGATTGCTGATGTTGATAAAAATACAGAATTTAGAATTAAATGGCCTCGTGGTGAAATGGGTAGTTTACCCGCTGACGCTCAACAAGACATGCTTATAGAATTTATGGCTACACAAATTGAAGCCATGCAAGAAGAAATGGAGGGAATGATGAGTAACACCGTAAATATAAAAAGAGCACAGCAAGATATTGAAAAATTAATTCAAGATACAGAAAAGCTCGAGGACAAAGTGAGGGATAATGGAAGTCATTAGCGTGATACTTATGTTCGTTTTCGGGAACATGAATGACCAAGCAACTCAAATGACACAGTATATTCCTATGAAATCATTATCTTCTTGTATGAAAGAAGTAAGATTACTTAAAAAAAAGAATACTGGATATGATAAGGATGCTTTTTGTGGGCCGGGTATTGTACATATAGAAAATGGTGAAGTAATTGCTTTGTATAATGAAGTACCAGAAGGTGCTACAATGGTTAAAAAAAATATAGATAAAGAAGCATTTGAAAGGTGGGCATTGAGAGCAAAAGAAAAGTGGAATAAAAATTAATGAAAGACACTTTAGTATTAGCATTTGTAATAAGTTTTTTCGTAATAATTAGTTTACCAGTATGGGGAGATTCAACAAATGATACAAATTCTCAAACAAATTCATCGGGTAGTAACACTCAAATCACAGGTGGGTATACATCAACAACAACAAATACATACTCCGGTGGTCAAACAAACACAACAACGAGTACCACTTCATCTACTACAAATGGGGCAGATGTACCCGTCAATTCTGCTAACGCCCCTTCCTATTCAGCAATGTCTCAAGATGTTTGTAGTATGGGTATTAGCGGCTCTGTGTCTACCTTGGGCTTTGGTGCTTCTATGGGTAAACATTACAGGGATTTAAACTGTGAACGTATTAAGCTCAGTAAAGTACTTTTCGACTATGGTATGAAGATTGCGGCTGTTTCTATACTGTGTCAAGACCCTCGTGTTCATGCGGCAATGCAATCTGCAGGAACTCCTTGTCCTTGGAATGGTAAGATAGGCCCAGATGCTCAAGCTATGTGGGATAAGTATCCAGAACTTAGACCAGATTATGAAGATTATTTAATAAAGGCAGAGGCTATAGCTAGAATAGATGAAGAAATTGCGGCTGAAAAAGCTAGATTAGAAGCTATAAGAATAGAAAAAGAAAAGAAAGAACTAGCAAAAAAACTAGAAGAAGAAAAGAAAAAACTAGAGACATTAAAAGCACAAGAAGAATTAAATAATATTGTAGATAGTGTTATTGAAACTGATTTAGAAACAAAAGAACAAAGAATTATTAATGTACACAAATGATAAAGAGTGCGACATTATGGATGGTTAGGATATACATTATATGGTCAGTTTGTTTAGACATAAGTATAATTGGAGGTATTTTTTATTACTTCTTTGTGCGTTAACAATATCTTTTAAATCTTTTGGAGAAACAGTAACTACAGGAAATTTATTACCTAATGCAGGTGATGGTGTAGATTGGAACTCTAATAACACAGACCAAATTAATTCTGCTAATTCTTCTGGTTATGTTACTAATGGTTCTACTGTTAATGGTTTTGATATTACTTGTACTAATCAATCAAATTGTGGATACAAATACAGTGTAGGCGGTGACTTTGAAGTAACAGGAACAGCTAAAGTTAGTGCAGATAATATAAATTTAACTAATAATTCTATCACTCAGCCAATGCTAGACAATGGAGTTACATTAAATAGTTATGTTGATGTAGCAAACTGTGAAAGCACAGAAGGTAACTGTGAATCCAAAGGTGGTAATAATGATTCTCACACTACAACTATTGTATTAAAAGATTCTAGTGGTAATGTTTTATCTACTACCACACAAACTAGAACAGATGTTACAGGGTTTCAAGGTAATTGTAATGGTTATCCCGGCACAACAACTACAGGTGTAACTGCAGGATGTGGTCAATATAATGATAGAATAATATATTTAGGTCTTGGTGCTAATAAAATAGATTGGTCATGGGAAGGTACAGATAGTAACTACACTAATCAATCTAGACAAGGGCCAAATTTATTAGGTGCATCGTTAAACATGACCTATAATAATACTGAATATAATCCTATTGATGAAGATACACAAGAAGCTATAGATGATATTGACGAAGACATTGTAGATATAATAGATGATATACCCGAAGATTTTGATTGGTATGAAGATGATTTACCTATCTTTATAGACGAAGAGATAGTATTTGATGACGAGTTTACTTTTGATGACTCATTCTATTTTGAAAACATAGACATAATAGATGTAGAAGAATTACCTTCTATAATAGAAGAGTTTGACATGGAAAGTTTTGAAGAAATGCCTGTAATAGAAGAGGTATTTTTTGAAAATGATTTTACAATGGAACCGCCCCCTGCAATGATGGAGGAGGTGTTTACAGAAGAATTTGAGGAGGATTTTACTGATTTTTTAGAAGAGACTGGCATGGAAGAAGAGTTCATGGAGTTTCTTGAGGAAGAAGGCATAACAGCCGAAGAGTTTTTTGAAGAGATAACCGAGGAGGAGTTTAATGATGAACCTACTGCGGAATCTTTTGAAGAGTTTGAAGAAGAGTTTGAAGAAGTCGAGACAGTTAAAGAAAGCACACCAGAGATTACTGAAGATGAGAAAGAAACAGTGGAGCTTGAGTCAGAGGCTGAAACAATAGAAGAAGAAAAAGAAGTAGCAAGTAATGAACCAGACGACAAACCAGAGCCACAAGAGGATACAAAGGAGGAGGAATCCGATAGCGAAACAACTGAAGAATCCGATGTACCAACAGAAGAAAGTGGAGAGCAAGAAACTGTACAATCGGAAGAAGGAACAGAAGTGGACACCGATGACGGGGTTATTACAGATGTTGCAAAGGTAGAAACTAAACTAAATAAAAATTTAAAAGTAATAGCTAAACAAATAGCAAAAATTACAAAAGAAACAACACAAAACTTATCAAAAGAGGACTTATTTTTTAAAAGTAATAGCCTCGATTCGTATAGAGATATAGTATTTTATTCTGTAAGAGATATATATGATAATACGAGTATGGGGCTATACTTAGAAGTAGATTTATCTTCCTATTCGGGAGAAATATATGTAGGAACTAATCTAAGTTCGTACAGCGACAATGACCCTGTGGAAGTACACAGAGTTAAATTATTAGAAATAAATAAAACTAAAAACAAACTAAAAGCTGAATTGGAGGCACTTAAACAATGAAAATAATGGATAAACTTAGCACATATGCGGCACTAATTGGAACTGTAACAGCTATTGGTGGAGGTTTCTATGCGTGGGGTGAGTTTAATACTAGACTTTCTGCATTAGAAAGTGAGCCTCCTGTAAATTTACAGCCATTACATAGTAAAGATAAAGAATTAAATACAAAAATTGATGAGGCTTTATTATATGCAAATGAATATAAAGTAGATTTAATTGATAGGATTAAAAAGGTAGATGACAAAATTGTACCAGTAAATCTTACAAAAGTATTTGCAGAGATAGGTAAAGTTAGAGAGCAGATTGCTATGTTACCAGAACCTGCTAATCTACAGCCTCTCCTAGATTCTCTACAAGCATTAGAAGAATATGGTTGGGAATTAGAAGAAGATATTGAAGAACTTTCTAAACAAGTTGCAATTGTATCTAAAGAAAATGAATTACAGGATATACAATTAGAAGAAATTAAACTACAAGGTAAAAATCCTTTAGGAGGTTAAGTAATTTCTTCCTCTAAAATTGTATCTTCCTTTTTACCAAAAACAGGTACATAATTTTCCCTTAATCCTGTTCTTAGTTCCCTCAATTGTTCCTTTTCTTCCTGTGTAGTTGTTGATTTTCTGTCACCAAACAGCACAGGATTTATAGGTGCTTCATGTTTTGGTTCCTCAACTTTAGTTTCCTTTTCCTCTTTTTCTTCATCCCTATTTCTATGACCATTAGTTAACAGCGAATAAAAATCAGTGTTAGTTAATTGTACATGAGATTTATCATCATATACAACAACCCAAGTTCTAATATTATTTCCCTGCGTAGTTTTTAAATCCCACTTCTTAAATGTATGTACTGTTTTTGTAGGTACAGTTCCTGTAGTCAATAACTCCATCATTTTCATTCTTGTTAATGATGTGGTATCTCCATCGTCAAAAATTAAATCCCAAATTTTATCTTCATGTGCATGGGTGTCTGGATTTGTACCTCCAGAATCATTTTGCACAATATCTATAATAGTTTTTGTCATCCTAAATATCCTTGAACATCTTTTATGTCCTGTTTAAATAATCTATCTATATATTTTATCACGCCCTCATACCTTATTGTATCTACGTAATTATCGTTCCACCTATCCATGTGTTTACGAAACTCTTCAGGTGGGCAAGTCCATTTCTCAGAAAAAAAGTTACCCCTAGAATCAATGCCAAAATATAATAATTGTAGTACTGCCTCATTATTGTTTGGTATTTTTTTGTCCACCATTTTTACTCTCTACATCTGGCAGTTTACTTAGCATCGCTATTATGTGAAACACCTCAGAATAAGGTCTAGTCCCTAGATATTTCACTATTTTATTTAATTCTTCAACAGATATTTGTTTCATTTTTCCTCCTTAAATTTTATTTCACCTGCTATTGCCCCATATGCGGCCATATCTATGTAAGTATCTTTACTTACAGCACCTAACTTTGTCCTAGCCATTTTTAATAAAGCCATCATAATAGCCACATCATGTGCTTTTATTTTTGTATCTAAATAAGCTGACCAAAGTTTTGCTATATTTTTATGGTTTTCTGTTTTGTCACCATAATCTGTATGCCTATCCCCATCCACAAGGTTTTGTGATTTTTTGAGAATTTCAGACGTTTTCATTTTTCCTCCAATTTTTTTTTATTTTTAACCTTATATAGACTAGTAGGTTTAAACTTACGACCTATTACAAAAACAATACTATTGATAACAGTATTAATAGTAACCATGCTCAAAATCCACCATCGCCAAAATTCTTCCACTATACAGCAACATTTTCTTTTTCAAACAATTCATTTAAAGGTATAAGAACACATCTAGATGCATTTCTATCCCCTATCATTTTGCTGTGTGTTGGTTTATATTTTTCAACTAATCTTTTTAATCTAGGCACATCAAATATTAATTTACAATAATTATCTGTACCATTTGCTAATATTTGTATCCAAAAATCAGATTCTGTTTTATCTATACCGCTAGGTTTCCCATTACATTCATATTCTATTGCAATATTACCTGTCTTTTTCCACCAATTCCTCTCTGTTTTAATTTCAATTTTTTTATTATGAAACATATCGTGAACCTGCTGTTCTCGTAATTGTCCATATTGTAAGTCTAAGTCAAATTTACTATTTTTTACCATTCTTCTTCCTCGGGTTAAATGGGATTACATTACTCTTTAATGAATCTTTTAGTTTACCAAAACTTTCTTGTAACACAACATCTTTTCCTATTTCTATTAAATCTTCTTGATGTTTTAAAGACATTTCACATAATCCTCTTAACATATAGTATAATTCATTGATAGGTTCTCTCTCC